AACAGAGGCAGGGAAATGCTTTAACAGTTTTGTTAAAGGGTATGTTCCGATTCTATCAAGAGTGTTTTCTAACACCAAGAATGATACCGATTGGGATAAACTTTGTCGTCTGAATACTTCCGCACCTATAAAAGTGGACGGTCGTAGCGCAGGTAGTTATACTCCTGAATTTCTGTTGCTTCCTGCACTTATGCAATGGGTAAAGCAGAATCTTACCACCAAGAACATGGTTATTGTAAACTTAACTGATGGCGACCTTGTTCATCAATTTGTTCCTAGAGAGCAGATTGAGCAATATCTAGAAAGCCCCCATGACGTAAAATGCTACAGGGGTTTTAATGAGGATACAAAATCATTGCGTGTTAAGTATCTTCGTGGTGTTCCCAATACTACATTATACTTAACCTCGTATGGTTCCGAATGGGAGTCCGAGAATATCAAAGATATGTATGGACAAAATGCCGTTTCTGCAAACGATAAAACATTCGATGTAGAATTCTTTAAGACCCTTAACACTTTGTTAAACGAATATGCGTAAAATCGAAATAGAAAACTTTAACTGCCTCCCAGGTTGTACCTCAGATATAATGTTCGTTGTAGAAAACACAGCACTTCGGCGTGAACACGCCTACTACGCCTACAGCAAACGTACCCCCTCTAAGTTTATGAGCGACATCTGTAAAAACCTAAACGCAAGTGACTGCCCCAGTTTTGTTAATAACAAAACTAAATCTTTAGTTATTATTGACGATAAGCGACAAGAGATTGGTTGCATCCAAAACCGTAGTTTAATTACAACAGGTTTTCTTTATGAGGAATTGTTGCAAGTAAACCGTGGTACTCAAAATATCGAAAAAGACCGTAACAAGTTTTTTATCAATGATATTACAGGTAACGCCGATGGGTTTAATTCGGATTACTATTTACGAGTGTTGGACTTGTGTTGGTATTTGCAAGAACAAAAAGCCAACGCAATAGAAATCTCCGCGAGGCACAACAGAGTCTCCAGTAAGCGTGTCTTGGCTGAGCCACACAACTTTTTTTCTAAGCGTTACAAAAAGGCGCAAGCGGAAACGAAAGATACTCTCGTTCACAAGATTATTGAGCATATTACTGAGTATGGGGATAGGCTTTTTGAGGTACTAAACAAAGCAACAAATAACAACATCGACTTTAGTATAAGTTTAGACTCTTTAGGGTCTGGCTCCGAAAAAGGAACCGACCTGGGTGACTTTACGGATTCGTTTTTTGAGGAACTTAACCCTTTTAGGTATTCTTACCAATATAAATACGTAAAAGAATATTGGGACTACCGTAAAAAACTACTTAAAAATGTAAGTTCAGATTCGGACAATACTCCTATTACGTCTTGGAAAGAGTTTGTAGTTGATGCGATAGAAAGTGCTACAGCCGATATTATTTTACCTGATGGGGTTTCTATAGCAGCCAGTAGTGGAATGTGCGAACTTACGGCTTTTGGACTACAAGAGTTTCTTAGGAGAGCGGACATCTGGATTAAAAACGGTACGGTCGGTCACTCTCCGGCAAGGACATCCTATCCCTCAGTCAATGCCTCACAGTGGAAAACTGTCGCAGAATCAAAGTTTAAGCGATGCCGTGATTGGAAGTTGGGGAATATCAATTTCTATAAAGCAGAAGCATTGAAGTTGCGTCGTAATTTGTTGGAGGGAACTTTCGATGAGTAATAATCTCTCTTACGAACAATGGGAGTGGTTGGAAGAAAAATACGGTAAGTTGTTACATCATATTGCTTACCGTATCGGACTCGACCCAATTACGCATGACCATGACGATAGCTATCAAGAACTGTGCATTGCAATGATGGATACTGTAAGAATGTTTGATAAAACTGCTACTGTTCCGTTTGATGAATACAAAGATACTGCACACTTTGATAAGTATCTCAAAACTGTTTTATGGAACAGAAAGAACTGTCTCGGTCAAAGGATTATCCGTCGCGCACCTTTGCGTAAGCAAGTAACTATTGACGAGAAACTTCTTAAAGGTAAAGTCTTTAATCCTGTTGAGAGTTTCGAGCCTTTTGGAAACGAACCTCTTGATAAGGATATGTTAAGTATCCTGCGAGAAGTAGAGCAAGATGCTAAAATCATTAAGCCTAGCGGGGAGTTTAATATCAGCCGTTTATGTCACAACCTAAACAAAAGTAAATCTGAAATTAAACATACCCTTGAACGACTACGCTACACCCTAAAATCTTATGATGAATAAAGCATTTGATACTCTAATGCCTATAGTATGGTTAGGAGGCACATTCTTTCTAATGTGCTACTATGCTTGGGAACACCAATTCGATTTATTGTTTATCACAATAATCACTTTATTGAACTCCCTTGCTTTGGGGAGTTTACTAAGCAAACAAAAAAACAAATAACATGATTGACCAAGAAGAAACGATGTCTGACGAACTCGCTCTCAGCTATGCGATTGAAACATTGCGAGATTTAGATGAGCATTGTGATAACGACGAGCAGAGAGCCGAGTTATCAGAAGTTGTGAGTGTGCTATCAAGTATGCTTCAGACCTACTCTAGTTTTCAATGCAATGTAACTATTGGGGAGGACGAAAACCGTTGTCGTAAGTAATGAAAGTTTACGCACTTATACACAAGACGAGGGATACTTCTATCACTTTGGACGATAGAGTTTACTCAAGTATTATTAAGATTTGTGATAGCATGGAAACCGCTCAAGAAGAACGGAAGATTGCTACTTCACTATTCTTTAATCACGACCACTTTTGCCCCGATTTAGAATGGTTTGAGATTGAAGAATTTACTCTAACTGAAAGACGTAAAGAGGAGGATAACTAATGCCAAATCACTGCACTAATACTTTACTCATTAAAGGAGACTTAAAGCACAGACAAGAGTTTGTGGATAAGAATAAAGGTTTTGCTTGGGGCGATACGGCGAAGAAAGGAAAATACAAAACTCTTTCTTTCAACGCACAAGTACCTATGCCAAAGAAACACATTGCTTCCAATGCTAAAAGTAAAGTAAACGATGATTGGTATCCTTGGGCTAAGAAACATTGGGGAACAAAATGGGATTGTTACGAAGAAGAACTTGTGCACGAGAAAAACTATACTTGCTATTCATTTGAGACTGCATGGTGTCCTCCTATTGAGTGGGTAAAGAAGGTGTCTCGCAACTTCCCACATCTCGAATTCAATGGTGAGTGGGCTGAAAGCGGAGGTACTGGAGGAAAGATAATGTTTCAGGGAGGAGAGTGTTTTTATGATGAGGCTATGACTGAAGAAGAATGGAACCAGCATCAAGGCATTGTGGAGGACGAAGATTGGTAACTGATAATAACAAAGATTTCGACGACCCAGTTAACCACCCCAAACACTATAATAAGGGTATTGAGACAACTGATTACATCTGTTCGTGGGATATGGATTTCTGTGAAGGGAATATAATCAAGTATGTTACTCGGTACAAATACAAGCATGGTGTTGAGGACTTGAAAAAAGCCAAATGGTATTTAGAAAAACTAATCAAAGAACAATGAAAATCGAAAACCCTATTGACGAAAGGCTATGGAAAGCCTTAAACCATGTTACCAACTTTGCCAACAGCAAGGTTGTAACTGATTCAGACTGGAAGTATGCAGATGGATTGGAAGAATCCATTGCACTTGTTAGTGAATACGCATCTTGTTTTGCTGCTGATGGAAGTGTGTCTCACCGAGGACAAATCCCTCACGCATGGAATCAAGATTCAATTTTTGAGGATTGGAAGGACAGACCTTCCGCCATTACGGAAGAAGTATCTGCCGAACAAAAAGATGCTAATGCCAAGAAACTCTTGGAGGAACTAACTTGATGGAACTTTTAACACAAGCTGGATTAGGCATTGTCGCCTTATCTTTGGTAGCTGCCTTTATCTCTTTTTCGGTTTCAAGTATGAGCGAGAAATCATACCGAAGAATGACAAGGAAAAGCCAACGAGACAGAAACGAGAGACACATTGCAGAGCTTAAAGCAGAACTGAGACTTCTTTCTAGGAGGGTATCGAAACTTGAGTCCTAAAGAAAGAGGACGCGAATCAGAACTTGGGAAGGTAGGAAAAGAACTTTTAATTTTTCTTAACATCGTTCTCGTAGTCATTGTAGCTGACCTAATACTATGAAATATGTAATCACAAAGAAATGCTACGCCAATGAATTCGTCATGGTGGAAGCTGAAAATGAACAAGAAGCCTTCGACAAAGCCAAAAACGGAGAGGGGAGTAACTTAGGAGGCTACCTAGAATTTGGTGGCTATCAACCTGTTGAAACTTGGCAAGTAGAAGAGCTAACACACAAAGAGGAAACTACCAATGAATAAAGAAGAAGCAATACAAATAGTTCTAGCAGAGCTGGTAGAGCGTTTACCTAAAAATAACCTGGAAGGATTCCTTCCTGATGATGAGGTTTACGAAGCAATGAAGCTGTTAAGTGAGGGAGAGAAGTAATGGTTTACGACCCCCACGAGTACCAGATAGGAAGATTAAAATCGCGCGTAAAGGATTTAGAGGAAACCGTAGCTTCTCTCAGAGAGAAATACCTTGCAAGCACCAACAATGCTTTCGTCCTGCAGCTCCTCAATAATGCTCTCAGAGAGAAATACCTTTACAACACATCATCTACTATGTCAGAAGATACAGTTAATATAGATTGGGATTTAGATTATGGTCAACAAGGAATTGATTAAGTATAATCCCTTTTGGGGATTACCATATCCATGTAAGAGTAGCATAAGTCAAAGGAGAAAACCTACCAACTAAAGGGTAGAAATAGGTATAAAAAAACCTCTTAACCAAGACACCCCATATAGGGAAGCATAAGTCAAGGTTAAGAGGTTTGTTTTTTTTATTGTGT